ATTTATCATGCGTCAAGAATACTTAAGAGCAGCTGCTGAAGCTTATGCAAACCTTAGCGAACTACAATCAGACTGCTATCACTATCTAAACGATGGCTTTGATACAACTATCCAGGCTCGACTATCAGATACTTACTCAGATAAACTTTCGAGTGCGGTAATAAGAAAAAGGTATATTGATAAGGTAGTTTGCACTGCGTTGGCCGAATGTCAGTATCCGATTAATGAAGCCATTGGCTATGCTTGGAATGATAGTGAGCGAGCAGCGTTTGCAGGTATTGCAAAACAAACTTGGTCTGACAATAAACTATCTGATCACATTGATTTTATACTAAATGATATGAGCCAGAACGCAGCAGCAGCAAGGGCTAAGATAGAGTTACAAGTGGTAGGCTATTAAAAGCCTACTTGTAGTTTCGGACAGATTGACCTAATATTTCTCATATTCGAAGTTCCTGCCAAATCATAAAGCAGACGTAAACAAACATCACCAGTTAAGCCCGTTGCCCCCGCAGCGGGCTTTCTTTTTGGAGGTAATAAAGCATGGCGCTCAAAACCCTACGCCCACGCCTCACAACCATCGGCACCAAAGCAGTCAATGACACTCATCAACCCAAATCAAGATGGGGACACGGACGCGGTGGGCGACCTTGGCGACGCAAGCGCGATGAGATATTCAAGCGCGACAAATATACTTGCCAAGTTTGTGACCGCGTTGGCGGTGAACTTGAACTTGATCACATTGTGAACGTTGCACGCGGCGGCACTGACGACGATAGCAATCTACAAACCATCTGCACCGCTTGTCATAAGCCGAAAACGCATGCAGAAAGCCAAGAAATTTAAGATATTTTCTTGGAAAAAGCCCGGGGGGAGGTGTTTTTATTTCTGGGCAAACCCAGCGGACACCACGCCCCCTCCCACGCGCAAAAAAAATCCTAAATTGAAATTATTTTTCCATTTTTCCGATTATGTTTAATTGATAAAGGTTCTCATTATGTCGCTGACTAAAAGACAAGAGGCGTATTGTCAAAATGTCGCTGAAGGTCTTGATGACTTAGAGGCAATGGCAGACGCTGGCTACAAAGCTAAGAATCAAGCGAACGCAGAACGCTCGCTGAAAAACTTAAAAGAGAATGAGGCGATACAGAATCGCATCATCGAACTAAGGGCCATCAATCTCTTAGAATCAGGCGAAAGCCCTGAAGGTGAAACAGCTGAAGTCGTCGAGCTGGTTAATGCCCTACACTTCTTTCAAACCGTTTATAAGAACCCAGCTAAGTCAATGAAGGACCGTATCAGCTGTGCTGCCATTGCTATCCAATATGAAGAGCCGAAGCCTGCGGCAATCGGTAAGAAAGAGCAGGGCAAGCTTGATGCTAAGACTGCTACTAACACTGGTAAGTTTGCGACACTTAATAATCAGCCTGATATGTATACATCAAAAACCACTCAATAAGAGCTCATCATGATAACAACCTGGTCGACAGCCTTACCCGACTGGGAAAAGCGCATAGTCGCCGGTGAGTCTCTAATGCCGTGTAAACCACTCAATCAAGACGTGGCTGATATCGCGCTTAAGATATTTGACCAATTAATATTGGTAGATATGATTGGCAGCCCTGCGGCTGGAGAGGTCACCCGCGAATGGGCCCGCGAATTTATCGCTGCTATCTTTGGCGCATACGACACAGTAAGCCAAGAGCGATTAATCACTGAGTTCTTCTTACTCATTAGCAAGAAAAACACGAAATCAACGCTTGCCGCTGGCATTATGATGATTGCTCTCATACTCAACGAGCGTATGAGTGCGGACCTCGCTATTATTGCTCCAACCAAAGAGGTCGCAAATAACAGTTATACACCAGCACGCGACATGATCGCCGCTGACCCTGAACTCACTGCCATATTCAACGTCTCTGACCATACTCGAACCATTACGCATTTGGGCACCAATGCAACTTTAAAGGTCTATGCCGCTGAATCTGATACGCTAGGCGGTAGTAAATTCAGCTATGTGCTCTTCGATGAAGTTTGGTTGTTTGGTAAACGTGCCAATGCTGCCTCTATGGTTCGTGAAGCAACAGGCGGTTTAGCATCACGACCTGAAGGGTTTGTCATTTATTTAAGTACGATGGCAGATGAGCAGCCTGCTGGCATTTTTAAACAAAAACTAGATTATGCCCGTGCCGTACGTGACGGTAAAATAGTTGATCCGCAGTTTTTGGGTTTACTCTATGAGTTCCCACAAAAATACATCGACGATGAGCTTTATCTAAATCCAAACAATTGGTATATCACTAATCCCAATCTTGGCGCGTCTGTCAGTGTTAAGTTCTTAGAACGTGAATTTAAAAAAGCGACAGACGAAGGTAAAGACGAGCTGCAAGATTTTACCGCCAAGCATCTTAACGTACAAATCGGTATCTCATTGAGAGCTAACAGATGGGCTGCTGTAGAGTTTTGGGAAGCGGCAGCTGCTCCTGTGCCATTTACTTTAGAGGAGCTGATTGAGGCCTCAGAGGTAATCACAATCGGCATCGATGGCGGTGGTCTTGATGACTTGCTAGGGTTTGCAGCCGTTGGTCGATTGCCTATCGTCCTAAGAGAGTATGAGGACAGCATCACCAAACAAAAGGTGCAAATAAAACCGTGGTGGGTATGGACGCGCGCTTGGTGCCACAAGATAGCCCTTGAGCGCCGCCAGTCTATTGCGCCAACATTAAAAGGGTTTGCCAAAGATGGCGATCTTATCATCGTAGATAATATTGGTGATGAAACAGAACAAGTTGCGCAGCTGTGCAAACAAGTAGAGGACAGCGGCAAACTTGACCAAATAGGACTGGACCCACTTGGCATTGGCACACTCATAGAAGAGCTGGATGCAGTCGAGATACCAGATGATAAAATTGTTGGCGTCAGTCAAGGTTTCAAGATGTCGGGCTATATCAAAACCACTGAAAATAAAATCGCGCGTAAACATCTTATACATGCTGACCAAGACATGATGGCATGGTGTGTTGGTAACTCTCGCACAGTAGTACGTGGTAGCGGTACGATGATTAGTAAGGCTGAGTCTGGCACTGCTAAGATTGACCCTGTCATTGGCATGTTAAACGCGGTCGCACTTATGAGCTTGAATCCAGAGCCACCAAAGACCAACGTTCCTACTATGTTTTTTGTTTAAGGCCAGGTTATGACAATCCATTTTCATGTAGCACTACCTTGGTTCTTTTTGGCTATATTTATCATTGGTTTTTACCTAGGTGTTGTAGCGCATCGATACAATCTAAAGCTAGACCAAGCTGGTAAAGATTATGAAAAAAACTTTAACTGCATGGGCATAAGAAGGCCAACGCCGAATAATGGACAAACGCCGCCAAAGCCTAAAATACCAAAGAGGTGAGCAGATGCCATGAGCAAATCAAGAATACTAGAGGTCATTGTGTTGATAGCTGACATAGCATTGACTATCTACACCAAACGCAAGAAACACAAACAAGACCGCCCATAAGGGCGGTTTTATTTTGCCCAAAATAAATAAATAGAGAACGACTATGTCCAAAGCTTATAGCACGCTGAAAGTCAAAGCCGTCACTGACGATGGCGAAACACGCACTATCACTGGTATTGCATCAACCCCCAAGCAAGACCGTGATAACGACATTTTGGATATGGTCGGCGCTAAATTCGCTTTGCCCATTCCCTTACTTTGGCAGCATAACCACAATCAGCCAATTGGCGAAGTTACTGATGCGACCGTTACCGATGAGGGCATTGAGATCACTGCTACCATCGTCAAAATCGCAGAAGAAGGCACACTAAAAAGTCGTACTGATGAAGCATGGCAGTCCATCAAATCGGGATTGGTCAAATGCTTGTCTATTGGCTTTAGACCGCTTGAGTATAACTATCTCGAAGATAGCTGGGGTCTGCACATTAAAGAGTGGGAATGGTACGAATTATCCGCTGTCACCGTCCCTGCTAACCCCGATGCAGTGATTACAAGTGTAAAAAACATCAAGCAAGCATTTTCGGATGCTCAAAACCCTACGCCCACGCCTCCAAATGCAAAGACCGACCCATTAGCACTAGAGCCACAAACAAAAGCACCAAGCAGCACCAGCGTTCCAAATTCAAAACAACCCCGAATTATCACCTTAGTTGACCCTAATCAGGGCAGCGTATCTTTAATATCTGGAGAATGACCTATGCCATGGGAACAACAACGCGCGCAAATCCTTGCGACCATCAAATCTAAGAAAGGCAAAATCGGCGGCATCCTAACCAAGGCAGCCAACGAAAAACGCACCACTGACGACGCGGAAGAAGCTGAAGTCAAAGCAGTCGAAGATGACATCGCTCGACTGGAAGCTAACTTGGCACGTGTCGAAGGTTTTATTGCTGATGTTGCCACAGCGGCAGCCAATGCGACCCCAGCCGCTGGCGAAAGCGAAGAAGAAGCAGACGAGTCTGCAAAAGGTGCAGCCGACCCAGTGGAAGCTGCTAAAGGAGTCACCACTGTGAAACCTAACCACGCCAAAAAAGGTATCGGCTTCGCTCAGCTTGCAAAAGCTAAAGCACTTGCTGTGCTACAACAAAAAAACGGCAACTATATCAGTCCTCTTGATATTGCTAAGTCACAAGGCATGGACCCACGCGTTATTCAAGCGCTCGAAAAAGCAGTCGTACTCAATACCACCAACTCAAGTGAGTTGATTGTTGAAAATCAGCTCGCTAATGAGTTTATTGAGTTGCTACGCGCTGAGACCATTGTTGATAAACTCGCGCCATTAATGCGCGCCGCGCCGTTTAATGCCAAAATTCCCGGTATGGCAAGCGGCAGCGTGGCAGCGTGGGTTGGTGATGGTGCAGCAAAACCGGCTACCAACCCAACCTTTAACTCAGTCACTATCGGACATCATAAACTAGCTGGCATTATTGTGCGTACTGATGATTTGCTAAGACTGGCGTCACCAGCTACTGATCAAATGCTGCGCGATGATCTAATCGAGGCGTGTGCGACGCTAATTGATAATACCTTTATAGATACCGCTGACGAAACCGACACCCGACCTGCTGGCATCCTCAATGGCGCAACTAAAATTGACCATACGGGCGTGGGCGTTGCTCAGTATAACGCCGATCTTGCTGCGCTCCGCAAAACATTTATCAGCAATAATCTATCTCTCAATGGCGCTCAATACGTCATGAGCGAAACACGCGCTAGTGACATGGCTGAGCTACGCGACGCGCTAGGCAATCCCTACTATCGTGGTATGGATGCCCCAGCTGGCAGTAAAACACTGAACGGACTACCCGTTATCGAGTCTGAGACCGCTGCTGATGTAATCGCTTTAATTAAACCGTCTGAGCTATATTTAGCCGATGACGGCGCTGTTGAGGTTGCATTTAGTGACCAAGCAACTATTGATATGGGCGCAACCACACTGGTCAATTTGTGGCAACAGAATATGACTGCTATTCGTGCTGAGCGTCATATGACTTGGTCTAAACGCCGCGTAACTGCCGCTGCTTATATTAACTACAGCAATGTAACCCCATAAGCCTAAATACCATTTAGCTTAAGACTGACCAAAACCTCAACCATGTGTTGGGGTTTTTTACGAGTAGGTATTGGTAATGCCCTTCCTTCATTGTCAGTATCTACTCCTAAAAAATACGAGGTCACTATGAAAATTAAATATATTAAAGACGCACCAAATGGTCCTGCAGGAATGCTAGATGAAGTCACTGAATTTGAAGGCAATGTCTTAGTATTGACTGGCTTCGCTGAAGTTGATGATGGCACCGACCCTGAACCATCAGTTGAACCCAATCTATTTGTCGGACCGCCAACCGAGCCAACCGAGCCAACCGAGCCAACCGAGCCAACCGAGCCAACCGAGCCAAAGCCTAAAACAAAATCAAAGGCCAAAGCAACCACTAAAACCGATAACGAGTAAAAACTATGGGCAAGTTTATTGATTGGATGACTGGCAAAAAATCAGCAAGCACTGCCCAACCGGTCAATGGCGGCGATGTTTGGCATACCATACATGAGCCATTCACCGGCGCCTGGCAACGCAACGAAGAAATCGAAGTCAGTAAAAACGACCAAATGCGTCATCATGCAGTGTTTGCCTGCGTGTCATTGATTACCCGTGACATAGGTAAACTCAAAATTAAGACTAAAAGAAAGGTTAATGGCGTCAGTCAGGTCTGTACCAGCTGTGTTATGCCTTTACTAGCGATGCCTAACGACTTCCAAAACTGGCAACAATTTGCTGAAGCTTGGGCAACCAGCAAAGCAACATCGGGCAACACCTATGTATGGAAAGTCCGCAATATATATGGCGAAGTATGGAAATTACAGATACTCAATCCCGAACGCACTAAGCCATTGGTCGACCCAAGCGGCAATGTGTTTTATCAAGTCCGTAAGGATCGCCTGTTTGATTTAGATGAGGACGTCATATTTCCTGCGTCTGAGATTATTCATGACCGGTTCAATTGCTTCTTCCACCCATTAGTTGGCTTATCCCCTATCGTTGCTTGCGCCTTGTCTGCCAGTCAAGGCATCAGTATTCAGCGCAATGCTCAAGCATTTTTTGCAAACGCCTCACGACCATCTGGAATATTGGTTGCACCAGGGACAATTAGCGATCAAACCAGTAAAGAGTTAAAAGCCCAGTGGCAAAAAAATTATTCAGGCAAAGGTAATGGCGGCACGGCGGTAATGGGTGACGGCATGAATTACGTGCCAATCTCAGTAGCAGCCAACGACGCGCAATTGGTTGAGCAATTAAAAATGTCTGGCGAAATCGTTTGTACTGCGTTTAGCGTTCCTGCTTTTAAAGTTGGGCTAGCGCCATTACCCAGTGGCAAGGTCAGCGACCATAACGATATCTATTACAGCGACTGCTTGCAGCACTACATAGAGTCCATTGAGACATTACTCAATCAACACTTGGACTTAGAAAACGGTGTCGAAGTTGAGTTTGACTTGAAAGCCCTACTTCGTATGGATTCAGGCAGTCAAATGGCATTTCTCAAAGAAGGTATTGGCGCCGCAATACTATCGCCAAATGAAGCACGCGCTGAGCTTGGCTACGCAGCTGTATCAGGCGGCGAAAGCCCGATGATTCAGCAGCAGAACTTTAGCCTTGCAGCCATTGCTAAGCGTGATGGTAGTGCCGACCCGTTTGCCAAAGCCCCTGCTCCTACTCCCACTGATAACCAACCACAAGGAGACGATGATGGTTTGGGTAACGCTTGAGGAAGTAAAACACCATCTGCGCTATGACGATGATGCCAATGACGCAACCTTAACGATGTATATCAACGCAGCGGAACTAGCTGTCAAACGCTATATCACCGAAGAGATACCAGCCGAAGGCACAGAAGACATCAAGGTCGCTACTCTTATGCTGATTGGCTACTTTGATGATAATCGCAGCCCGGACAAAGACACACCGACCAATGGAAACTATTTGCCACAGCCAGTCATGTCTATGCTCTATTCATACCGCCGCCCCACTGTCACATAAGGAGCTGCTATGCGTGCATCAAAATTACGCCACCGCATTACGGTCTATAAATCAAGCAACACGCCATCACCGATGGGTGGTACTAGCAGCGCGTCTTGGCTGCCAATCCTCGTGCTATGGGCAAATTTTACACCGCTGTCCGTCAAAGATGTTATCAACGCCCAAGCAGCAGACAGCGAGACCCGTGCTCGCTGTCTGCTGCGATATCGCACTGATATCGATAGCAAAACCCGTATTGAGCATCGGGGAAAAATGTACGCGGTAGATGGCGATCCACTACCTGATGACCGCAGTGGTCTTGAGTACATCACATTGATGTTAAAGAGTGTGTCATGAGCGACGACTTTACTAGCGTGGAAGTCTTGGGGCTTGATGAACTGGAACGCAAACTTGGTGAATTAGATAACAAACTTGCGGGTAAGGCGATATACGGCGCATTAGGTTATGCACTTACACCAGTTGTAAAAGACGCTAAGAAATTTGCGTCAAAAGCTAAAGAGCCTCATACCGTTGTTTACTCAAACGGCAAAAAAATAGAAGTTAAGCCAGGTCTATTACGCACAGCAATCAAGAAGCGCCGTGTGCCAAAGTCAGAAATGAAAGGCGAATTTGCCCAAGGTGCCGCAATGGGCATGTACATCGGCACTGGCCGTAATAAAGTTTACCCAAATTATTGGCACTTCATTGAACGCGGCACATCTACTCAGCCTGCCACACCTTTTATCCGACCAGCATTTGATAACAACATTGACTTAATGCTTAGTCGCTTTAGCGAAAAACTGAACGAAAACATTGATAAATATAGGGAGTAGTCATGATTGCAGGCGTACAACTGGTACAGACGCTAGGGTCATTGGTCAACGCCCGCATTTATCCTATGATTATTCGCGAGCATGATGATGCGACTGCACCCTATATCATTTACCAAACCATCAGCAGCGTGTCTGAAATCACTAACGACGGTATAACCGGGCATGAGTGGGTACGAGTGCAAATAGATGTCTATCACGATGATGCTTATCAGTGCACATTACTCGCTAACAAAATCATTAATGCCATTAACGACCAAATCCAACACAGCATCTACGGTGGACAGGAGCAAATGTACGACACCGCCAGCGACCTATTTCGCCAGTCTATAGATTACGAATTTAGCCAAACCACCCCAACCACGTAAAGGAGCCAATTATGGCGATTATTGACGGCTTATCTGACAGCCAGCATTTCTTAAAAATCAGTACTGACGCGGGATTGACGTTTGTCAAAGTACCTTTGTTAACCAACATCGATATGATTGATCAAAAAAAATCAATCGATGAAATTACCACGACTGACGCGCGGAACACGCAAAAAGCGGTTGTCGATTTTACTGAAATCAATGATTTGGCATTTGAGTTGGTATTTAAACCCACTGACCCTCAGCACATCAAATTAAAAGAAGCATTTGACACCAACGAAGTGGTGCAATGTGAGATTCACTTTGTCGATGTTGCGGTGTCTGGCTACAAATTTGACGGCATGATCTCAGAGTTCAGTAACGTCACTGATCCGAAAAAGAAACTCCGTAAAAAAGGCGTTATCGTTATCGGTAGTGACGTGACAGAGATTGTCTCAGCACCATAGCCATTGAGCAATCCAACCTATTAACTAAGCCCACGACTATGTGGGCTTCTCTTTAACCAATTATTAATTACTGAGACTCTTATTATGGCCAAAACTGCCGCGCAACGTAAAGCTAATCCTCTTGGACGTACTACCCTACTTGCAGCCATTGCTTCATCAGCGATGCTAGCACCCTCACGGCTCACTATCAAAGAGCTAGATGCTGACGTATTCGTCAAGCGTATGACGCTTGGAGAACGTGAAAAATACTTTGAAGACATGAAAGAAGTCGTAGGCAAAGGTAATGTTGAAGCTTTTATCATCGCTATCGTCGATGAAAATAACGAACCGCTATTCACACTGGATGATGTCGAAGTCGTCAAAACAATACCACCAGTGCTGTTTGATGCTGTGATATTTGAATTTAATGTAATCAATCGCTTTATTGTCAAAAAGCCGGTCAAACAAGATGACGAAACCGCTGACGAACCGGAAGATGAAGACTTAAAAAACTCCTAACCCAGCGAGATAAATTTTTTAAATTTAAACTCGCTGGGCATCTATCCAAAACTGTCGCAGAGCTTGATGCAGCTATGAGCATTGACGAGCTACGTGAGTGGCAAGCATTCGACCGAGTTAATCCTATTGGCGATTATCGCACGGACTTAAACTTTGCGTCGCTCGCGCAGCAAGTCGCTGCATGGTCAGGTCATTGTAAAGAAGTGCCAAGCTTAAAAGAACTGCTTGCTGTTGATCCTTTCCCATTAACCAATGAGCAACGCGCTGCTGAGAATGCGGCACAAGATGCGGCACGCAGTCAAAATTACACTGAATCACTGATAGCTACTCTTAAAAGACGCGCTAAAAAATAAGGATTGCATCATGGCAAAGGTATTACAGCGTTTAGATATTCTACTCTTTGCCAACACTGCGCAGTACCGCAGTGAGATGCGTGATACACAGCAAAGCACCACGACAATGATGGGCGCTATTAAAGCCGATGCCGCAAATATGGCAAAAGTGGGTGCAGCAGCATTTGCAGGAATGGCAGCTGCTGGGACGGCTGCTATTGGCACGATGATCAAAGAACAAGCTGAGCTTGCTAGTGAAATCGTTAAGCTTGCAAAGGTATCAAATACCAATATCGATGTGATGCAAAAGCACATCGTCGCTGCGCGAGCTATGGGCGTCGAACAAGAGACATTGGGTGACATTTACAAAGACACTCAGGATAAAATCGGTGACTTTTTAACCACCGGTGGCGGTGCGATGGCTGACTTTTTTGACAGTATGCCTGCAAGTGTAGACATGACTGCTGACAGCTTTAGAAACTTATCAGGTCCAGATGCTCTCCAGCGATACTACAACGGTTTACAAGAGGCAAATCTCTCTAACTCTGAATTAATATTTTACATGGAGTCTATCGCATCCGATGCGTCGCTATTGATACCACTGTTGCATGACAACGGCGCTGGGTTTGACGTATGGGCGGAAGCCGCTGAAAATGCTGGCGTCATCATGGATGAAAAGACGGTTGCCGCCACTCAAGACTTAATAGCAGCAACTGATT